ATGGAAATCGGTGGGTCTAGTTTCTCAGCATCTCAAGGCGTAGTCCTCCAATATCAACAAACTGTTGAAAGCTATCAGACTGATTTGATACGCATCATGGAGACGCTATACAAGCGTTGGCTTTCTCAAAAAATAGCCTCAGGGCAAATAGACATAAGCTCTGCTAAAACTCCTTTTAAGGTCAGATGGCAACGTCCTGCGTTCAGATGGATCAATCGTGCTGCTCAAGTAAAAGCTGACATGGAATATTTTAGAGCAGGTGCTATGTCACTAGATGATATAACTGCTCCTTTCGGTTATACTGCTGAAGATGTATTAAGGCGTAAAGCTCAGAATATATTGAAGGCTCAACAAATCGCTGAAGAGTCAGGTCTTGACTGGAAGGAACTCATTAACCCATTCCCTACTTCTTTAAGTGGGAACTACTCCGAAGTATTAGATGCCTCTTCCTAAACCAACTCCAAATGAAGATAGGGAAAAGTTCATCGACAGATGTATGGCTGACGATGTTATGAATAAAGAGTTCCCTGATGGTAAACAGCGAATCGCTGTATGCTCTAGTCAATATACTAAAAGTCTAGATACTAAGAGCGATAAAGTTTCGGATAGAGTAGAAAAATCTTTAAAGAATAAACTCAAAGATCATAGAGAAAAAGTTGGTAGCGATAAGCGTAAACAAACTACTCTTAGAAAACTAAGGATAGTTTTTAATCGTGGAGTCGGAGCCTATCATACTAATCCTTCTAGCGTCAGACCTAGTGTTAAGTCCCCTGAACAATGGGCTCAGGCTAGAGTCAACTCATTTTTATACGCACTAAGAAATCTAAGATATAGAGGTGGAAAACATGATACTGATCTTTTGCCTACTTCACATCCTAGCTACGTAAAAGATAAAAAGAAAAAAGCTGCTGACAGCCATCGCAAGTATCCTGATGGAGAGCCAATCCCATCTCAGCTTCCTGACAAGTATCGTAAAAGTAAAAATACTGGAGACTAAGGGTCAGGCTTGTGTCAACTGCGATCATTTAGAAGATGGACGTGAAGATCATAGATATTACTGTGATAAGTTTGAAGCTCCAGTAAGACCTCAATACTGGTGTGCTGCTTGGAAATCTCAGAAAAAAACAAATGCTTTTGATACTTATAACGATTACCCTGATTCTGCTTCTAATAACGCTAAGCGTGCCTTAAAGTATAAGGCTGAGAATCCTGACAATGATTGTGGAACTGCAGTAGGATGGACTAGGGCTAATCAACTTGCTAAGCGTGAGAAAATAGGTAGAGATACGATTGCACGTATGGCTTCTTTCAAACGTCATCAACAGCATAAGGATGTACCCTATGATGAAGGATGCGGTGGTCTCATGTGGGATGCTTGGGGTGGAACCTCAGGCGTAGAATGGGCTATAAGGAAACTGGCTCAAATTGACAAATCTAAGAAAAATAGAATGAATAAACAATTTGCTTTCGCCATAAACAATGCTGATGATGTAAAGGTCAGTCGTGAAGATGGCACGATGTTAGGTGTTTCTTTAATATCAGTTGGTCCTGCATTGGGACATGGATTGTATGTAGATAAAAAATCTTTAGATACAATCATGGATGAGCTAGGTGGAACTAAACTTCCTGCCTATATTACACATAGAGGTGCGTTATTCGAAGATAGGCTCACTAGAGAAATAGGCATATTCACAAATTTCAGAATCGTAGATGACAGAATACTTGGTGACTTTCAAGCGTTCGACTCATTCCGTGAGGATGATACTCGTAAATTTAACAGACTGTTTGAACTCGCAGAAAAGATGCCTGAGAGGTTTGGACTTTCTATTGTATTCTCTGCAAGCTCTGCGTGGGCTACTGATGTAGGTGACGTGGATACTGCCGAAAAACCTGAAGATGCGTTGTTTAACTTCCCATCCATTCGTGTTGAGGAAGTCTCAAGTGCTGATTTCGTAGATCAGCCTGCTGCTAATCAAAAAGGTCTTTTCGATAAAATTGACACTAAACCCGTATATAAGATGACTAAAGCTGAACTATTAGAATTAACCGAATCCTTAGAAGCTGAACAAAAGAGGCTCTCTGAGGAAAACCATCAACTATCTATAAGAGTAACTGATGCTGAAGCTAAGGCTGAAGAATTAGAAATCCAACTAGGTGGTCATTCTGACGATGAAAAAGAAATGGATGAGCATGAAGATGAAATGGATAAGCACTACGAAGATGAGAAGATGGCTGAACTCCAAAAAGCTCTTGATGAAGCTCTAGCTGAAATCGCCTCTCTTAAAGAGGATATTGAAGCTAAAGAAAAAGAGTTGGCTGAAAAAGATGAGAAGATGGCTGAAGATGAAGAAAAAATGAAAGCTGTCTCTGACGAAAAAGAATCTGCTTCAGTCAAAGCATCAGAGCTTTCTGTTAAAGTCGAGTCACTAGAAAAACTTATCAAAGGCTCAGGTGAATCATTCACTAGAGCTACTGACGATGAGACATACTCGCCATCAAAAGAATCTCGTGCAAAAATCATATCTGAATTTGCTAAAGAAAATAACATTTCAGAATTTTCTGCTACCTTGCGTCTAGGTAAGGAGCGTCCTGAATTATTTAAACTATAACCTATAACTTAATTATACAATATTATGTCTTCTACAGTAACAACTGGTCTAAAGCGTAGCTTCACAGCTGGAGCTAGCGTTTCACAATATCGTGCTGTAACTATCGCATCTGACGGTGACGTCGAACATGCTACAGATACAGCATCTCTACTAATAGCAGGTGCCTCTGACAGATCAGCCTCTAGTGGTGAATCTGTAACAGTTGCATTAGCTAATGCAGGTGGTAGTGCCTTCATTGAAGCTGCTGAAGCAATCACAGTCGGAACTGCAGTCTATGCAACTGCTGCTGGCAAGGTTGCATTAGTTGGTACAACTACCAATGACGTATTAGTCGGAACTGCACTCTCAGCCTCTGGTGCTGATGGTGATGTTATCGAGGTGCTTTTTGCTTAACTTTTAACAATAATCTTCAACATTTAATTTAATATGTCCTTAACTACATCAGCCTCATTCAATCCGATTCTTTCGGAGGCTCTTAATAAGATTGGAGAAAACCAATTCGTTGGAACTCAACTTCTTCCAATCCGACTTGCACCTACTAAAAATGGTGACTATCCAGTATTCGATGAAGATCAGTTCGACTTGAATGCTTCTCAAGAGCGTTCATCTGGTTCAGCTTTCCCTCGTCGTGACTTCGATTACAGTAAGCAATCATACGCTTGTAAGCAATATGCACTAGAAGGTGTTCTTCCTGATGAAGATGCTTCTCTTGCTAGTGACAATGGCATCAGCGATGCTGCAGGTGGCATTGCTCAAAAGCTACAGCGTGACATCATGGTTGGTCATGAGCTTCGTGTTGCTGCTCTTATGACTAGTGCAGGCTTCAATGGAACTCCTGCAACTCAAACTATGGATACTGTTGCAACAGCTAAACCAATCATCGACATCCAAAATGCTGTCGAGCGTCTTAACGCAAATGGTTTCTACGATAACCTATCTCTTATCATGGAGCTTTCTCTTTTCAATGAAATGCTCAATACAGATGACATTCGTGGAATCTTCAATGGCAATGGTCAATACACTAATCGCCAAGTCCTTCGTGATGCTTTCGGTGTTCAAAACATCATCATCCTACCAACTCGCTACAATAGTGCTAACAAGGGTGCTACTGCATCTCGTGCTAAGATTTGGGAAGATGACGAATACTTCGTTGGTCAAATTGCAGGTGGTGACTTCTCCAATGGTGGATTCGGTCGCACAATCGCTTACGGTGCAGATGGCGGTGCATTTACTGCAGAAACATATCGTGATGAGCCAATCAAGAGTGATGTTCTTCGTGTGTTCAATAGCGTTGATGAAGTTATCATCAATACTAATGCTTGCGAAAAAATTACTGGAGCTTAATCAAGATAAACTTCTTTTATCGAAGCCTCACCTTAATCGGTGGGGCTTCTTTATTTACAACTCCCTATAGATAGATGAGCTTAACAAATCTAATCAGCGATAACCTAGACTTCGCAATCAGTCAGCT